TGGGCGTAATCGTTACCTTCACAAGTAAGAGATGTTGTCGTCGTAGATTGGGAATAACTAGTAAATGCACCAAATACTTTGTTTTTTGTTGTCGATGGTAAGTATGTGTCAGGTGTAAATATATCAAAAAACTGAATAGAGCTTGTTAGCGCTGTTGTTGTTTGGTCTGCTCTGTTTAGATAGCCATCTAATGTAACAGAATTACCATCTGACGACGTAAAAACACCGCATTTATGATGAAGCGTGTTAGCTTTGATTTTTGATGCCCAGCAAGAGCTGTGTCCTACTCCGATATCAGCACCAGCAACAAAAATATCAACAGTAGACTGAGGAGCACCAATAAGACGCAATCCACCTAGCAACCTTTTTCCAGTTGCAACAATTAGGCTGTATCCCTTGTTTACTGTACCGTGAGCAATAGTTATTTGACCACTATCAACCCTGCTTCCCGATGGCATATCATTAAAAGCAATTACAGTGCCATTAGTTGTATTATATGTGTCGGTGTCAATTGCCCATGTATCTTGTATTGATAAATCAGCAACCAAAACGCAACCAGATTTAAGACGATCAAGTGCGAAAGCAAAGCCACCTTTTACATCAACACCAGTAAATCCAGAATATGCACCGTACCGCAACGGCGACGTAAAACGGCAACCACCCGAGCCTGTTGGGAGTTGAACTAGGCGACCACCTACTTTATAAGCGCCACCAGCTACCCATCCAATACTTGACGCTTTGTTTAGTGCAGCTTTAAGGGCATTTGTGCTATCTGTACCATTTCCGCTTGAGCCATTGCAATCAGGCACAGCGCCGTAAGCTTCTGCTAATACGTGTTCAGTATTATCAATCCTGATGAATCGACCAACGCCACCAGATGATTTTTGAATTACGTACCCATTGTCATTTGCAAGAGTGCTTGCGGCATCCCATACAAACATGCCACTTCCATAACCATTTGAGGTGTGGTAATTCATAATTACAGACTGGCCATCTCTTGATGGATTAAATAATTTTAACGCTGCTAAGTTTGCAACCTGAACATTATCAATGACTGATAGTACATCAACAGTATTTACCACCCGCCACAAAGTAGCATTAAACGCCCCGCTAGTCACAAATGGGAAAGCAGTTCCAAACGCAGGCGCGTAAATCAACCCACTATTTGTTACGGTCTGAGTCACACGTAAAAGTGTTTGACCACTTGTGCTGTACGCTGTTGGCTGCTCAAACCCAATACGTTCAATCTGGTAACTAGCATCGGAATTAATCCCATAAATTGTCCGGTCATAGTCACCCACGCGGTTCTGAAACGAATAATCTGAGCTATTAATTAGCTTGTCTAAGTCGCTAGCATTACGCACCAATACATCAGCTGCGCTTGAGCCAATAGGATCATTCAAAGGCATTGTCTTTCCTTAATCATGCGCGTAAGCGCGTTTATCATATTTGCGTAATTGTAAGCCAATTATACCATCTTGCTTAGGTGTTTTATTAATAACGGTATAAAGTCCTGCTTCTGATATTTCTTGTTCTGTTAGACCAATTCCAAAAACATACCTACTACTTGCTCCTTGATCGCCTGTCTTTAGATATGCAGCGCTTGGAACAGCATCTACAATAAAACCGTTTATACCATCACTGCGCGGTGTGCATCTAACAAATGCAGAACTACTGCCATCAATACCAGTAAACGCCGTGCGGCCAGCAGGTTGGCCTTTAAATAGGCATTCTTCGCTAGTCTCAACTAAATTACCAACAATAGAAATAATCTCACCAGCCTGAAGGCCATCATCACCAAAAAAATCTGATGGATCAATCCAGCGAACCAGATCCCCACGACCTAGCATGTTAGCATCTGATAAAGCTTCATCTGTAACACCATCACGTGAATAGATTAAATGCCCAGCTTCAAGATATGCTCTGTTAGTGGCCTGATCCTTATCCCTGCATCCTGCTAGTTTAATCTTTGATGGATTACCTGCTGCTCCTTCAACTATTGAGCCATTGCTGTTTATCCTTAGTTTAATCAATGATTTTTTATTCAACGCAATATCAATATATTCTAGCTCTATCCCATCGAAAGAGTTTGGCATAACTCTATCCATTGTGATGTTTGAGTCACCACCCGCTGATAAATTACGATAGTCGAGCTGCATAACTGGATAGTTGCCACGTAATTCATCACGCACAAACGACCATTTAGATCCATCTCTAAAAACAGAACATCGTCCGGCATTCGCCATTGTTGCTATACGTTCACCGTATGAAACGTCTTTATCATCAAAAGTAAAGTCGAAATTAAGCAGCGTAGTGTTGATTGGCAATGATGCGTTAATACGCTGCATTGTAGCAGTGTCGAGTTGAGATATATCGCGCTTAGCAACTGCAGTATGCTGATGCAGAATTGACCTAAACAAGTTTCTGCTAGCACTACATTCAACAGTATTAAAATCACGTACCCAGCGTGTGAACTCGCAATTAAACTTGCGCTCCGTTCCGCTAGTCGCTGACTCTGTTGCCTGAGTTGTCACACGTATAATGGTAGATGATGGGAAAACTTTACTTTCGTAATCTCTAATGCCATTGATTGATTCAATCTGAAGTCTGTCATATTCATTCGTTGAATATGAAAAACTTGTACGTGTTAAATTTGTTTTGTATCTAGCCAAACCAAATGATGGTGTAATATAGATCGTTCTAAATTGTTGGTCTAAAGTATTACCTGTGAATGTTCCTTGGTACTGACCACGACTACCCACAATTTCCGTATTGTTTACATCAACTGCCCAATAGTCTATGTTGAATTGGATAATTGCTGTGGCATTGTCATTAAATCTAAGACCCCTAAGCATAGCAAAGTTGTACTGCAATACTGATGCCGCAATTGGGATTGTGAACGTAGTAGTTGGCACTCTGTCACCATTATTTCTAGTCATAGAAACAGTCAGCGTAGTATCAGTTGGTGTATTGGCAGGTATAACACCAGTAAATATCATAGTAGTTATGCCACTAGAAACAGTATTCGATGCTAGCGTACAATCAGCATTAAATGTATCTGTTAATGAGGATGAGCCTGATGTGTAATGGTATGTAAATACAAGTCTAATACCTCCTGAAACACCTAACACCTGATTAAAGCTTGTGTAGTCTCCACTAGAAAACACCATCGTTAAATTATTGCCCGCAAATGTGCAGCCACCAGAAGTAGAAATGGGTGTTGATGCCACAGGCACTGGTAGTTTTTGACCGTTCACGTCTGGCGTAGAAAATGATTCCCTAATATTACTTACAGTTGTTTGTCCATCTTCAGGGTATTGCCCAGAAATCCAAGTCGGTTTAAATAATGAATATGTAGCATTTGCAATATCAGTAAAAGGTGTAGATGCAGAGCGAACAACTGCAACATCACCAGTGCCACGACTGACAAGCATCCATTCGGTAATAAACTTTACATTGTTGATGTATTCATAAAATGACTGTTGAATCAAACCAGGATAACTAACAACACGACCATAAATATCTGGCAACGCCTGATAAAGACGATATTGATTAGTAGCGCCTGTGAATTTATTATTAGGCGAGTCCTTCCCTTGTCCGACATTATTTGGGATATCAGGCTTAGGAGTAAGTGCAACAACAACAATAGCGGCTACGACAGCAATCGCTGCATAAATTAATAGTTTAATACCTTCTTGTCTTCGTGCCAATCTAACTACATCAAATACAGTTGCCAATCTATCTAACGTTTCGCACTCAACAGGATTTTCAATGATATCTCCATTTATCCATAGAGTGTAATCAGCGCCACTTTCAATATGCAGCGCAATATTTTCTTGAATGGTAAGACTATGATCAAGAGCGTATATATCGCCAATCATCGCCGCTTGAGGATCTTTATATACTGTAAGCATAAAATTTCATTTTCCCGAATATTCTTTCTAGTGAGGCAATTTTATCTATTCTAACAGATCCATACTGATTATCGCTTCCAGCACTATGTAATACATTCCATTCATCAATAATAATCCCACAATGACTAGGTATGCCACCCTTAAAACTCATGAATGCAATTCCTGATCTAGCTGGGTATGACTCGTGCCAATTTGGTGATTCTTCCTCGAATCCACCTTCGCTTATGTCACGGATGGGCATTAAACCTATATCAATACCCATGACGTGCTTATAGTAAAGCATCACAAGGCCATAGCAATCCATCGACTCAAAACTATGCGCATGTTTAACCCACGGCACACCAATAACCTTTGCAATAAATTCATCTTGCGTCATGTCAATTCAAGCCCTGTAAAGTCCTCAATGGTGAAAATAGAGGATATATCAAGCCGCATCGGGTTATCATCAGATGCCTTAATGGTAACCGACTCTTTCCCGAAGACAATCCCTCCTTTGTCAGACACCCATAGATCAATGGTAAACGCAATATCTTCTATACTTGTGCCAATCCAGTGTGTATAAGTTGCCTTAATTGGAATAAATTTACCAGCGGTAGAAACCTTATTAAGTGCCTGTTTTAACTCTCTTCCTACCACGTATCTAGAGAACGAAACAGAAAAAGAGCTGACAGGATCTTTACTGATTTCAGGTGGATTAATTTTCATACTGCAAGGAATATAATCATTTCCACCTAAATTTACCAAATTAAACTGATGATCTACTAGCCGATAATAACCAAAATCAGGATGATAATAATCAACTGTGAAGTATTCAGGCTTATTGACTTTAGTCGTCCAGAACTCTTTTTTGTTCATGATGTAAGTGCCTGTATTTCAGAGGCAGATAGTTTACGTAGGTAGTAACGCATGGTAGAT